AAATATCAATGTGAGTGTAGAACATTTGAGGTACAAAAGACCACAATGAAGATAGTTAATGGCGAAGTAATAAAGCCTGAAACATATTGTGAGGAGTGTAAGACCTATGGCAAGTACATAAAGGAACACAAGGGATATGGAGGTATAATAAAAAAACCCAATGGAACAATAGCAAAGAGAACTGATTTACATATGTAACTATGAACACACCAAACTACTACAAAGGAACTTATTACAAAATGGAAGCACACGAAGTCATAGAGGACTTTTGTGGCAATAACTACAACTTAGGTGTAGCACTAGCATACCTAATGAGAGCAGGTAAGAAAGAAGATAATGATATGTCTAAGGACATACAAAAGGCAATAGACCATTTAAACTTTGAACTTAAAAGGCAGAAGCACCTTAACGAAGAACAAACAGAACTAGATAAAATTAACAATAAATTTTTTAAAAATGCAATCAGTACCTATTAATAGTATAAGAAATAATCCTACTAATCCTAGATTAGTTAATAATGCAAAATTTGAAAAGCTGAAGAAATCCATACAGGAGTTTCCAGAAATGTTAGAACTAAGACCAATAGTAATAAACGAAGATGGATATATACTAGGTGGTAATATGAGATACAAAGCATTAGTAGAATTAGGATACGAAGAAGTACCTGTAATAGTTGCAAGTTATATTACTAAGGAACAAGAGAATGAGTTTATAATAAAAGATAACTTAGGATTTGGTGATTGGGATTGGGATATATTAGCAAATGAGTGGGATAGTGTAGAATTGGAAGATTGGGGGTTAGATGTATGGCAAAATGAAGATGATATAAAAAACAATTCAGATGATATGTCAGATAAAATATTAGAAACATTCAAAATAGAAGTTGAATTGAAAAATGAAAAAGAATTAGAAGTATTATATGATAAATTAATTAAAGAAGGACACATATGCCGAATTTTAACATTTTAAAAGAAACAAAACCTGATAAAACATTCAGAGTTGCAACAGTTATAGGTAAATTTGATTTACAAACAGAACATATAAAAGAAGAATTTGTAGGTAATATAGATTTAGATGATGATTGGCAAATAGGTATAATTGTTGGTGCAAGTGGTACAGGTAAAACTACAATAGCTAAAGAATTGTTTCCTGATGCTTATATAACTAATTTTGATTATAAAAGTAAATCTATATTAGATGATATGCCTGAACATTGTTCAGTAGATGAAATTACTAAGATGTTTAATAGCGTAGGTTTTTCTTCACCACCAAGTTGGTTAAAACCTTATTCAGTATTATCTAATGGTCAAAAGATGAGAGTAGATTTAGCTCAATCACTATTAAAAGATAACGAATTAATAGTATTTGATGAATTTACAAGTGTAGTAGATAGAAATGTAGCTAGAATAGGTAGTTATGCAGTACAAAAAGCAGTTAGGAAAAGTAAAAAGAAATTTATAGCAGTTGCTTGTCATAATGATATAATAGATTGGCTATTGCCTGATTGGATATTTGATACAGACAGTATGACCTTTCAAAAACTTGAAGGGCAAAAAAAAAATAGACCAAAAATTAAATTTGAAATATACAAAGCAGCAGACAAAGATGTATGGGAAGTGTTTGCTAAACACCACTATTTAAGTCATTATCATAATAAAGCATCAACAGTATATTTAGCTTATGTAAATGAACAATTAGCTGGTTTTATAAGTGTTATACATCAACCACATCCGAAAGTTAGAAATGTAAAAAGAATACATAGATTGGTAATATTACCTGATTTTCAAGGAATAGGGTTAGGTATAAGATTAACAGAATATATAGGAGATATGTATTTAAAAGATAATTATAGATATACAATTACTACGTCAGCACCAAGTTTAATTAATTACTTTAAGAAAAGTAATAAATGGAAATGTAATAAATATGGTAGGTCTGCTAAACATAATTTAGGTGATAGTTCCACAAGAATAACAACAGCTTGGGAGTATATATAATCAACAAAATCCAACACATATGCAAGATAGAACAGAGAAACATAAAGTAGCAATGTTAGAAGCATTAGAAAAGACATTAGGAGTAGTAACATCAGCTTGTAAAATAGTAGGTATAGATAGGACTACACATTACCAATGGCTAAAAGATGATGAAGCATATAAACAAGCAGTTAACAGTATTGATGATGTAGCAATAGACTTTGCAGAAAGCCAACTACATAAACAGATAGGTAAAGGTAAGACACAAGCTACAATCTTTTACTTAAAGACCAAAGGCAAGAAACGAGGGTATGTAGAGAAGCAAGAGTTAGATATATCAGGAGAGTTTAAACCTATCAATATTATTTTAAAGAAAGACGATGATAGCAACACTAACTGATAAGCAATGGTTAGCGTTAGAATATTTAACAGATGATACTACAACAGAGGTATTATATGGTGGTGCTGCAGGTGGTGGTAAATCATATTTAGGTTGTGCTTGGATAATAACTCTATGTACACAGTACGATGGTATCAGGTGTTTGATAGGTCGTAGTAAGTTAGATAGTTTAAAGAAAACTACATTAAATACATTTTTAGATGTATGTAGTCAATGGGGAATACAAGCCAACGTACATTACAAATACAACGCATCAAGTAATATTATTACATTCTACAATGGTTCAGAAGTTATATTAAAAGACTTATTTCAATACCCATCAGATAAGAACTTTGATAGTCTAGGTTCATTAGAACTTACTGCTGCATTTATAGATGAGTGCAATCAGATTACAGAGAAGGCAAAGCAAATAGTAAGTAGTAGAATTAGATATAAATTAGATAATTATAATTTAATGCCTAAGATACTAATGACTTGTAATCCTAGTAAAGAATGGGTTTACACAAGTTTCTACAAGCCACACAAAGAGAATAGACTACCAGCTTACAGAAAGTTTATACAATCGTTAGTAACAGATAATAGACACATATCTAAGCACTATAAAGACCAACTAGAAAAGCTAGACCATATCAGTAAGCAAAGACTACTATATGGTAATTGGGAGTACGATGATAGTGAAGATAAGCTAATAAACTACAATGCTATACTAGGTGCATTTGAATTAGAAGATATTCCAACAGGTACAGGGTACATAACTGCTGATATAGCTAGATTTGGTAAGGATAAGACAGTCATAGTGTATTGGAATGGTCTAAGAGCCGAATACTTTAAGGTGTTAGATGTTAATAGTGTAACACAAGCAGCAGATGAAATACGCATCATACAAAGAAACTACAACGTATCACTAGGTAATATTATAGTTGATGATGATGGTGTAGGTGGTGGTGTTAAAGATATATTAAGATGCAAAGGCTTTGTAAACAATTCTAAGGCACTTAAAAATGAAAACTATATCAATCTAAAGACGCAATGCTATTATGCTCTTAGCGAGGCTCTAAATAAGTCTAGGGTGTATATTAACTGTACTAATATAACCCACAAGAATTATATTATACAAGAATTAGAGCAAGTAAGACGTAAAAACTTTGATAAAGACACTAAGCTACAATTAGTAAGTAAAGATGCAGTTAAACTAGCTATTGGTCGTTCTCCTGACTTTAGTGATGCACTAGCGATGAGAATGTACTATGAGTTAAAACCACAAGGACAATACTACATACAGTAAGACTATTATACTCAAATTTTAATTTTTATATTTTATATTATGGATTTAATCATCAATGACATCAATTACTCAATACCTACAAGCTGGTCGCAAGTATCGTTAGGTAAGTATATGGACTTTATGACAAAGGTAGAGGGCATAGAAGATGAGTTAGAGAAGATGATAATTACTATTAGCAGTTTCACTAATGCACCTGCTGAACTATTGCAAGGTTGTAAGAAGTCAGATATAGATGCAGTAATGGAACAACTAGGAAAGCTAATGGAAAATGCAGCTAATACAGATTTAAACCTAGTGATAACAATAGATGGTGTAGATTATGGCTTCCACCCTAACTTACACGAACTAAAGTTAAAAGAGTTTGTAGATTTAGATAATAAGCTAGGACAAGGTTGGAGTGCTATGGATAGTGTAATGGCTATCTTATATAGACCTATCAAAGAGCAGAAGGGAGAAAAGTACAAGGTAGAGGATTATGATTATAGGACTGCTAAGAAACGAGCAGAACTATTTAGAGATAACCTAAGTATTGACACAGTAAACGGTGCTAGTAGTTTTTTTTTGACTATCGCAACGGATTACATAGCCACTACTCAAGTTTATTCAAAGAACCTATCGAGGAGGGAACGCAGGAAACTTTTAAGACAGAAGAAGAACAGTTCGGAGAAAAGTATGGCTGGTACAGTTTAGTATATAATTTAGCTGATGGTAACATATTGAGGTTTCAAGAAGTATTAGAATTAACAGTTAATGAATGTTTTAACTTCATAGCATACCAAAAGGATTTAACACACATACAGAGAAGAAAATGATATTAACAAACGGTTTAGAGATTAAGAATATAACACTTAAAATGCTTTACGAAGTGTTTAATACAATAGGTGTTAGTCATTCACAGATAAACACAACTACAATAGGTGATATATTTGAAATAGACCTAACAGAAACAACATATCCACTTATGCACGTTGCAACTAATACTGCATCATTCGGTCAACACACACTAAATTACACGTTTCAAATTATTGTAATGGACTTAGTGAGTAAAGACGAGAGCAATGAAGAAGATGTGCTAAGTGATACACTAGAAACAATAGGTGATGTTATTAGCTTATTGAAAAACCAAACTACTAGCTTTACAACTATTGATGACTTCCAAACAGAAGTAGCTATAAGTCCTAGTGTAAGTTGTGAGCCATTTACTGAAAGATTTGACAATGAGGTAAGTGGCTGGACTGCTAACATCAGTATCGAAGTTGGCTTCAATGCAAGTCAATGTAGTCGAAATGTCGCAACTAACTAAGAATGAATGAGTTACAAGAAATGCGTAACAACGAAGTAACACAAACAAGAATATATACACTATATAAATATATATATAGTATAGATATTAATTTAATAGTATTAATAATATATAATATAATAAGAACTAAATTTTAAAAAATGGCAACAACAGTAACACCATCAACGTTGACAGTACAGATTAAAGAGGAAATAACTTTAGGTGGCACGTCATACGACCAAACAGTAACAAATAGCATAGCAGATATTGCTACTTACTCAAAAAGAATATTAACAATCAATGCAGGTACATCGCACGTTGTAGCACAATTCGGTGATACTACTGTAAATGATTTATATGATGTTCAAGATATTAAGTACATTAGAATAACAAACTTAGATGATACTAACTCTATCATAGTAACTGCATCAGGCGATAACGAAGCTGGAGCATTAGAGTTAAATCCACAAGAGAGTTTTCAGATGTTTAATGGTAAAGTAAGTGGAGCAACTGCAAAGGCAGCAATAACAAGTGTAGATGATATAGAAAGTATCTATGTGCATAATGCTACTGGTGGTGCAGACATTGAATTAGTTATAGCTACTGTATAATGAGCAACGTAGATAAGGTACTAGACACTTTTGGTAGAAAGGTCGTACAGACTGCTAGGGGTATCTTAAACGCTAAGGGCAAAAATGCTAGTGGTGATTTAGGTAGTAGTCTAGGGTACTTTATTAAGGTCTATCCAAGTGGAGCGATAGATATGTCTTTTGTAGCAGAGGGTTATGCTAAGTTCGTAGATAAAGGGGTTAAAGGTAGTAAGTCAAGTGCTAAAGCACCTAACTCTCCTTACAAGTACACAAACAAGCAGCCACCATCAGGAGTTATAGATAAATGGGTAGTTAGGAAAGGCATACAAGGTGCAAGAGATGAGAAGGGTAGATTTATTAAGCGTAAGAGTTTAGTGTATGCTATGGCTAGGAGTATTAAGCTATATGGAGTAAAGCCTACTAACTTCTTTACAGATGCTTTCAACGTAGCATATAAAGATTTACCACAGGAGTTTATAAAGGCATACGCAAACGACACACAACAGTTTTTAAAATTTGTAAGTAAAGAAATGTAAAATGGCAGTAAAATTAACTAACACAAGTCAAGGTAACGTAAAATATTTAGCACCTGCTTATTCAGATATAGTAATAGAAGCAGAAGATATACCAGCAGTAGCATTAAATTCATATAATGTTAAGTATATTATAAAATTATTTATAGATGATGCAGAAATTATATTAAAAGCACCATTAGACAGTAACAATAAAGCCTTGTTTAGAATATCATCTGTATTGCAAGACTACACACAAACAGATAAGAGGGGTTATGATTTAAATGGTGTGTATAGTAGGCATCAAGGAAATCAAATGTTAAATAGTAATCATTCAGTACATACAATAGACGAGTATTGCAGAAACAGAAGAAACTTAAATCAAGTAGCTATGCTAGGTGGTTATGAATATAGCTTAACTCCTAATAGTGAAATCATACAAGTCTTTTCAATAGTTTTTACAAATTTATTATTTTTAAATGCAGTAGCACAACACAAAGACGGTTATAGTTCACAAGACTTTAGTGATTACTTGTTAAATTCTAATATGAAAAAGTTTCTTAGTGTATTTAGTGCAGAGCAAAATATACAACTAGGACAATATCATACCGTAGGATTTTTAAATGGAGAATTCTATGAAGATAGTAGAATTACTGGTATACAGGTAAGAACTTATGATGCTGATGATGTTATTATAAATACAGAATTAGTACTTAACGTAGTTACAAACGGTGGTGCTGATTTTATAAATCCACTTATAGGCGATAACGATAAAGGCTTACTATACTTTGGTTGTGGTACACAAAACTTAGTAAATTCAGGTGTTGATATGAGCAATGTATCTTACTATGTTGTTACGGCAGTATATGCAGGTGGTGCAGTTAGTCAAGGATATAGATTTAATATAGTAGGTGCAGACTGTAAGGGTTATGAAACTATACGTTTAGCATTTCTAAATAGTCTAGGTGCTTGGGATTACTACAACTTTACTAAGAAATCTACAAGAAGCACACAGATTAACAAGAGTGTGATGAAACAAAACTACGGAGAAACACCAGCTTATTCTACAACTTTCATTGGCGATATACTAGGTGCTTCATATTACAATCAAGGTACTTACGATGGTGGTACTAAAGTATTTAATGTAAATGCAACAGAAACAATAGAAGCTAATACTGACTTTGTAAATGAAGAAGAAGCTGCTATATTAGAGGAGTTGTTTTTAAGTCCTGATGTATATATGCAAACAGGCGATATATTTGAGCCAGTTGTTATAAATGAAACAGAATATGTAAAACAAACTTCTGCAAATGATATGTTAAAGCAATATATCATAACAATAGAAAAAGGACACAATAAGAGAGTACAAAGACTATGATAAGACTGGTAGTACAAAATCAAGTAACTAATGAGTTACAAGAGTTAGATACTTTTGGTAACGAGAATATTGCATTGACATTACAAGTAGATGATGTTAGGGATATAGAAAGCAAGAACGCAAGTTATTCTAAAGATTTTAACTTACCTGCTACTAAGACTAATAACAAATTCTTTGA